TTAGACTATGGTATGGAAATGGAAAGTCTGGATGGAAGATTAAGTATTACAAGGGTCTCGGTACCTCTACATCTGCCGAAGCGAGAGAGTATTTCAAGAATATTGAAAAGCTCACGGTCAAGTTTGACACGGATGAAAAGACGGATGATTCCGTGGTACTCGCATTTGATAAAACAAAGGCTGATTCTCGTAAGACGTGGCTCTTAGAAAGCACCGAAAAGGAGAGTTCAGAGCTTGAAATCCCATATGGAAACGTTGAAAGAATCAATATCACAGAATTCATTCACAAGGATCTGGTAAATTTCAGTCTTGCGGATTTGAAGCGATCCATCGCACACGTGTGTGATGGTCTCAAGCCTTCTCAAAGAAAGGTCATGTACTCGTGCTTCAAGAAGAATTTGACGAATGAAATGAAGGTTGCGCAGTTGGCTGCGTATGTCGCAGAAACATCGGCGTACCATCACGGGGAGGTGTCTCTCGCAGATACGATCGTAAAATTAGCACACAATTTTACGGGTTCAAACAATATCAATCTCCTCGAACCGTGTGGTCAGTTCGGTACGAGACTCATGGGTGGTAAAGATGCGAGCCAAACGAGGTACATCTTTACGAAGCTCACGAAAGATTCGAGAAAACTCTTCGATTCACGGGATGATGCGGTACTCAAATACCTTGACGACGATGGGCGTCCGATTGAACCTGAATATTATGTACCGATTTTACCGACCGTTCTCATCAATGGAACAGAGGGCATCGGTACTGGATTCAGTTGCTACGTTCCACCATTTAATCCAAAGGACATCTGTGAGAACATAGAACGAGCTATTTCTGGACAGTCTCTCAAGGAGATGAAACCGTGGTTTGACAAGTTCAAGGGTCGTGTTTTCAAGAATGAGGATGGACTTTGGATTACAGAGGGTGTATGGTCAGGCAACAGCACGGGAACGAATCTCAAGATTACAGAACTTCCACCGGGGCGTTGGACACAGGACTACAAGGAATATTTGGATGGACTCACAGAGAAAAAGGTCATCTCCGGATTCGTGAATAACAGTACGACCGAAAATGTGGATTTCACAATCACGGGATACAGAGGGAAGAATCTCATCAAAGATTTTAAGCTCCAAAAATCGTTTCACGTGAGTAACATGCACCTGTTTCATCCGACCAAGGGTATCAAGAAATATGAAAGTCCAGAAGACATTTTGGTCGATTTCATCGAAGTGAGAATGCACACATACAAGAAACGAAAGGAACATCTCATCGCCGTTCTCAAAGAGAAAGCCAAGAAGCTTGAGAATATGTCTCGTTTCGTGGATGCGGTGATTAATGAACGTATCACTGTCTTCAAGAGAAAGAAGAGTGATCTCGAAAGTGAGATTTCAAAATCATACGATACAATTGATGGGTCATACGACTATTTGCTCAACATTAAGACATACCAATACACGAAAGAGGCTGTACAATCACTCATGGAAGATACACGAAAAGCGACTGAAGAATTGAAAATATTGGATGCGACCGCACACTTGGACATGTGGAAATCGGATTTAAAAATATATAAGCAATAAGTAGTATGTGTGATAGATCCGGACCAGACACGGGTGCCTCACTTTGTTTGACTGCTATAGGTGGTCAGGACACATATCTTCTAGACAAAGAATCACTCTTTAAATATGATCCAAGGCAACACTCTGAATTTAGAAAGTTTCATAGGAGTTTTAATATAAACAAGCCATCTAATGCTTCACCAAAATGGCCATTTGGCGAAACCGTGAAAGCGTCATTTAATCCAATGAATATGGGGGATCTTTTGTGCAACATGTACATACGAATAAAGTTACCAGGTCTATCGAATACAGATTATAATTATGCCGATAAAGTGGGCAAACACTTGTTCAAAAGTATCACAATGCGCGTAGACGAAACCGTCATTGAAATATACAAAGATGACATAGGATTCATTTATGATGAATTATATTTGGATCACGCGGAGCACATTAGTAGAGATTACACAGATAATAGATTTTTAAACCGAGAAACGATATTATCAAATCAACTCAAACTATTAAGACTCAATGAAACATTTGTTTATGTACCTATACCATTCTTTTTTTCAAGAAGGTATGAGTCTTCGGATTACGAGACAAACGTTCACAATCGCCCATACTTTCCTTTGTGTGCTATGAACAAACAAAAGCTTGAGTTCGATATAGAATTCAGACCACAAACATTTTTTACGGATGAGCCGTATTACGATGCCACTACCCAACTCGGTAAAGATTTAACTTTATCCAGTTTTGATATAGTGACAGAAGAAATAGTAGTCACTCAAGAAGAAAGACTGTTTTACATGTCTTCTAAGTATGAAATGATAACCGATATATTTAACACACATCCCAAAGCCGATACAGAACCCGGTAAGGACAAATTCAAAATTGAACTTGCTCCACAGGGTCGGGTGAAAACACTCCACTTCTTCTTCAGAAACAAATTATTTGAAGATGAAACAATTGCGAGTAACGCCTCGGTATTAACTAATAGCGCACAACTTACCCAAAACACACACTATTATCACAATCGTTTCAATCTTACACCACTCCCATCATACACGAAAGCAAACGATTCAGTATCAAATGACATAGCAATAAACGCAAAACTATCGATAAACGGTGAAGATTTACCAAACATAAACAATCCAGATTCACACTATTACAGGTATCTCACCACATTAAATCACAAATTCCATGGGACGCCCAGAAATATATACACATATAGCTTTTCTATGAATCCACGTAACGTAGATCCATCAGGGAGTCTCGACTTTACTAATATCAAAAACAATAGAACCACTCTCGAATGTACTCTTAACCCGTATCACGGTACAAACGAAGAATTCACGTGTCATATATACTACTCAACCTATACCACTCTCACATTTGAAAACGGGTATCTCAGTACAAGAGTCGAACCTTTATCGTATTCAGCTAACATAGGTGAATACGGTACAGGGGATTTAATGAGCGGGGATGAAATTGTTTTGAAACAAGATGGTGGAACCATGATGATTGCATCATTTCCCGAATAGAGAGTCTTTGTGCTCTTTTATATAAGAAATAATACCATTCTTAATACACCATTTGATGAAATTGAGCTGTGCAACAGTCGTATTGATTTCATCAGTTGTTCCTGGTATCTTATACGAAATTTTATCTGATCGACAAAATGGGTCGAACAATTTCTTGCTATATCCGTCGAGAGTTGATTTATAAGCACAGTGTACACTGAAAATCTTGCCATCGATTGTTTTATACATCAAATTCGTTTTCTTGGAATAGTTCGTGATGAACCACTCCAAATTTCTAAGGGAGATACCACCCGTCTTTGAAAGAATTTGCGAGAGCGTCCTTCCATTTTCGGGGGTACCATAAAATGCATCGATTGAATTTAGTAGGATATCCGATTTCTTCATATTACATCATAAGTTTCAAATCTCTAAATTGGTTACTAGATGAAGCTTCACACGCGGGACACCCAAGTTTAAATAGAGGTGGGAATGTGTGATTGTGTCTCAATACAGTCTTATTTACGTTCACGGGTTCATGAAGTTTGCTAGATGTTGCATGCGATAAACAAAACCCATCTTGGCTCGCCTTTCTCGTACAAGGTTGTCCGCCCTTCTTAATACCTAAACAATACCCACCTGGATTCGGCATATCTCGTAGTAAAAGCTTGAGTGGTATCTTATGAATAGAAGATATGGACTGCACATAAATTAACATGCGTTCATGGCATGCTTTCTCTACCTCATCATTGAATACCCTGTTTAAATTATCAGAAACCCGCATACCCTTATTACAGTATAGCGCCTAATTTTTAAATGGGAGTTCGTCGAGAGGTGTCTCTTTTTTCTTTTTTGGTCTTCTTTTAGGTTTAATTTTGGTCAGCAATTCACCGAAAATTTCTTCCTTCGGGTCTTCAAAAAGTGGTTCAAGGAGATCACACACCGGATTGAGGAACTTATTCATGAAATAGTATTCATAATCAACTGGTACATTGTTATCTTTCGCATACCTGGGATCTTCTGATTTTTCAAATGCCTTTGCTTTCGGATCTTCAGTCTTCACGAGAATGTAAGGCACGCGATCACCTGACTGTGGTTCCGAACCGGGTTGTCTCTCTCGCATTTTGCGTACAACTTGGACGTGTGCTTGGTTGATATCCACAATACCCGGGCTGTTTACAGACACACTATTCCCCTTGACCTTGTAGGAATCAGACAAACCCTGTGAAAGTGTGAGCTTTTCGTTGGGAACATCACCTTCAATCAGTTCGAGAGCTCTTTGAAGCGCGAGTGCTTTCGGAGGTTCAGTATCACTACTTTCAAGTACGACATCCAAGAGCTCTTTACACACTTCACGTACGTGTGCCGTATTATCACGTCTCACGAGCTGAAGACCCTTTACATCAATGTAATCCATGTTCATTTTTCCATCCTTTCCTTGTGTCCAAAGTTTAGCGGCATACCGTTTCTTACTATAGAGAAAATAGGGCCAATACACCTTCTCGAGTTCCAAGTTATTTGGTTTTTTGAAGAGTGCGGTACACTCTTCGGCGGCACGCTCACCTATTTCCCAACTGTATTCCACAGCTTCGATACCTTTGCGGTCACCCACATCGAATTCGACCATTACACTATCGGTGTCGCCGTACCTTACTCTTGAACCCGGGAAGTGCTTTTCCACGTACTCCTTTGTTTGGTCAATCATGCTACGACCCTTCGTCGTCACAGTTGACGCGATGTTTACACATGGAAGGATACCCTTTGAGGCGCCCGTAAATCCGTACACGGAATTCATAGAAATTTTGTAGGCCAGCTGTTTACCATTGTACATCGCTTGGAGTGCACCAGTTGACGCCGCCATATCCTTCTTCGCTTGTTTTCTGAATTGCTTCAGTTCGATGAGAATACTCGGTAAAAGCGTTGGAACCCCTTGTGCGAATTTACACATCCGTTTTGTGGGTGGTTGCCCTTCGACCTTACTCGGAACTGGAATCTCAAAGGTTTCATATTCAATGCCCGGGACATTTTCATATTTTGGATCCATCACAAGACTTGAATAACACAGATTGTGAGCCATCATAATTGACGGATATAGACCCTCGAAATCTAGAGCAGTAATTGGTTTATAGTATGCACCTTTTTGTGCGTCAAGAACCGTCGCACCTTCATACCCTTGTTCGGCGAGTTGACCATACTGAATCGTGGGTACCATAAATCCCATTTCTCGAGCCTTCTTTGTGAGTTGACTAAACACCTTGATTTGCTGACCTCTTTCCACAAGAAAACACAGGGGCACCCACGTCGCTTTAGCCATCTCTAGAAGATTAATCAGGATACACATTTTAGACAGGAGGCGATGTGGAAGAAGGGTATCCTTAATACAATATTCAGCAACTTCCCGCAATTTCACGGGATCGCCTTCCTTGTACCTGGCAAACATCTCCTTTGCGGGCATATCAATTTTGTTGTCACCGAGATACAACTTAGATACATTGTCCAATTTATAAGAGTCAAGTTTATAGCCCTTTTTGACTTCATGAAACAAATCAAAAATAAAACGACCGGGCATACTCACCAGTTTCAGATCATTATCACCCAAGGCGCTCGAAGACAGTTTCTTGAGTTTAAGTTCGCAATTGTATCCACGTAACTTACTCAATTGAAAAAATTTCAAATTACATTTAGTGACGATTGCACGTTTCATGAGGTACTCAAGATCAAAACCAAAAATGTTCCAGCCAGTAATGATATCAACATCCTTTTCATGTAAGTAGTCTCGGAATGCTTCAAGCATTTCCCGTTCAGTAGCATATGAAATTACGTTTGAACCTTCAAGATTTGGATCTGTGTTTTTGTAACACAAACATGTTTTATCATACGGTTGGTCACTCCCAAATTTACACAGGGAGATTGCAATTTGAAAACATGCGTCCCCTTCGATATCAGCATCCGGAAATTTACCAGTTGAACTGTTACACTCGATATCCACAGACGCAACCACAAATGGAGCTGTTTCTGGATTTTCGACCGGAGTGAGTTTCCTCCAATTCTTACATTCCAGATCGATGTCAACATGCGCATTGTGAGCGGAGTAACACTCATCACCACTGTCCAACCATCCAGTTGACTGAATACCGGTTCTGTGCATAAGTCGCAAAACTGGATCCAAGTTAGATTCATACATCTTGAGTTTAATCGATTCATCTGGCAAAGGTCGTCTTAATCTACCAGCAACCATTCGTCTCGCAGCAAGATTCTTGAAGAACAACTGGAGGTATGGAAATTGCTCATTATTCTGAAACCCCCAGACATCCTTACGGTGAATCGTGTTGTAACTGGAAAGACAGCCAGGACACGCCTTCTCAATCTTATTGTATATGATTTGTACCCTCTGTTGAGTGACATTCCTTGGAAGCTTCACAAAAAAATAAGGTGTGAACGCAGTTGTGACACACACAGATTTACCCTCATGTGTTTTTCCAAAGATGCTGATCAAGTGCTCATCATCTGTGTCTTTCGTCTCCCAGGTGAGTGCTTGAAAGACAACCATACTTCGTTATGTACCTAAAATTTTAATATCATTTAATAATAATTATGTCAGCTGCACTTGTCGATCTCGTTTCAGTCGGGGCTCAGGATGCCTATATAACCGGCGAACCACAAGTGAGTTTTTGGCGCCAAAACTACAAACGTTACACAAACTTTGCTATCAAACCCGAACGTATGGACTACATCGGCACTTTCAACGGTGGAAGTGAAGTGGTGGTACCAATTCGATCTAAGGGTGACCTTTTGAGTTACGTGTGGATCGAACACCCAAATATTTCCAACGTCGGTGTAAACACGGATGCTTTTCACTCGACGGATGATACGTCAGTGACTGAATTCAGCCTACACATTGGAGGTCAAGAAATTTGCCGCATGGATTCCTTGTATGTGCAGGGTGTCCACAACGTTATCCTCAGAGAGGGACAATCGAAAGCTTCGTGCGCGGTCACTACCGCCGAGGTAGCCGATAACGCGAAGGGTGTCGGTGGGTCCGCGGGGGATCATTACATAATCCCATTCTTCTTCAGTGAAGATTGGACCAAGTCCCTCCCCCTCGTTGGACTCCAATATCATGATGTTGAATTGCGAATCAAGTGCCGCTCGGGTCTGGGTAACTTGGCTGCGGCACCAAAGATTTATGGTATGTACGCCTATTTGGATACTGCCGAGCGCGAACATTTCACGTCTCAAGATCACGAACTTCTCATTACCCAAACGCAATACCAGCCAGTCACCAAGACTGATACATCGATTGATCTTACGTATTTCAATCACCCAGTGCAATCCCTCCACTTGACCACGTCCAATGTGTCCGGTACCGGTTGGGTGAGTGATTACAGCTTCGACAAGGCGTCCCTTTACATCAATGGTTTGGCGCTCTTCGAAAACATGTCCAATACCTTCCACCACAACGTCGTCCATGAAATGCACGCGTCGAGTCTCGCGCCATCTTCGCTCGATGTACTTCCATTGTTCTCGTGGCCTTTCTGCCTTACCATGAACCGCTCACAACCAAGTGGCAGCCTTAATTTCTCTCGAATCGACAATGCGAAATTGACCATTCAATCTCCAAAGTCCGATGCCAGAGAAGGTTTATATCGAGTATATGCGGTTAACTACAACATATTACGCATAAAGGATGGCATGGCCGGAATTGCATTCTCGAATTAATTCCCAGAAGAACCAAACCCACGTTCCCCGCGTTGCGTTGATTTTAATTCAGTTACCTCCTCTATGAGCGGTGTTTCACATCGCTCTAAAATCATTTGGGCGATACGATTCCCCTGTTTAATGACGAACGGTTCACTCCCGTGATTAAATAGGATAACTTTCAATTCACCAGTAAAATCAGGGTCAATAACTCCAGCACCAGTTTGTATACCGTGTTTGAGTGTGAGGCCAGATCTCGGTGCGATTCTACCGTACACTCCAGGTGGTAGACACGCGCACACACCAGTGCTCACGAATGCTCGTTCCATCGGAGGAACTACGATTTCCTCCATACTATATAAATCATAACCTACCGATCCCGGTGATGTTCTCGTTGGTATGGTAGCATCGGGATATAGCTTCTTAATTTGAAGACTCATGAATTACACACGAGTTAAATCTTTATATTTCTATAATGTATATGTCTCCAAGATCCCTGAGCAATAGAGAAATTTCCAATCACGTCGCGCGATTGGTACAAATTGATCATAGCATTGAAGGAATAAAAAATGATATACGCAAAGCAAACAACAGGTTGGAAAAAGCTACAAATAAATCTTCTAACACTTACAAAAAT